TATCCGTGGTGTTGACCGCAATGTGGCGCGTCTTGACGGCGTGAACATCAAGGAAGTCCCCAGCGACATCATGAAGTCCTCTTTCGTGTTCACCGAGGGTTGGGTTCCCGCGACTGGTGCGCGTCAGATCAACATGATTCTTGTTGACCCGATGGCTGTTGCCGCCCCGATCAAATATGAGATTTCCATGCTGGGCGCGCCGACCGCTCAGAGCAAGGGCAAGTACCTCTACTATGAACGGTACTATTACGGTGCGTTCAAACTGAACGCCAGGAGCGGCGGCATCATCGTCAACGCGGCCTCTGCCACCTGAGAGGTGACACAATGAGCGCGGTTGTAGATTGGGCATATTATGCCAGCGACTACATGGGAAGCGAGGCCGACGAAGCCTCCTTCCCCGCGCTTCGCGCCCGCGCTTGTGATGTTGTGGGCGCGATGACGCGTTGGGTTGACCCTGACACGCTGACCGGGAACGTGCTGACGCTGTACAAAAAAGCTGTATGCGCTCAGATTGACCATTTCGCGGTCAATGGGCTTGACAGCACGGCGGGAGGCTCTGACAAGGGCTTTACTGTCGGCAAGGTCAGCATACAGTCAGGGGTAAGGCAGGAAGCATCTGGCGCGATGTCCGCGCATGTTTCGCCGCTTGTGACCATGTACCTTGAGCAGACCGGGCTGACGAATCCACAGGTTGACACCATGCGCGAACATTACGCGGTTGGGTGGTGGTGCTGATGCTGAAGCCGATTCCGTCCCGCATTCTCAGATCAACAGCAGAAGTCAAGGTTTGCACCGGGACAGACTTGTACCAGAACCAAACTTATGACACCTACACCGTGAACCGGGTACACCTTCAGCCGACCGAAAAGATTGTCAAAACAAAGAGCAACACCGACCAACAGTTGGCGGGTATCCTCTTTGTGGATGTACGGCACTCCTCTCCCGCGTTGAACTGGGCTGAACTGCTTAAGACAGCGCATGACAATGGTGGGGATATGCGGGTGACTGTGCGCGGGGTGACCTATACGGTGCTTGAGTGTGACGGCTTGCGGGATGACACCGACCGCCTCCACCATTGGGAAATCGGGGTGATTTGATGGACGTTCATGTGAACATCAACCCCGGCGCGATTGGTGACAAGATCGAAAAGGCGTGGAAGAAGGCTCTTCCTAAGGTTGTGGAAGAGATCCTTCAAGACGTGAGTCCGTATGTCAAGCATGATGAAGGAACCCTTGAAGCGAGCGGACTTGACCATTCTGTGCCGAAGGAAGGAAAACTCGTTTGGGAGACACCTTACGCAAGGCGGCAATATTGGGAAATCCCGACAGCGGTCACAGACATCAACCCGAAAGCCACTTGGAAGTGGTTTGAAGTGGCGAAAGCGGAAAAGATGAGCCTTTGGGCGCGGAAGATTGACAGGGCGGTGAAAAACGAACTATGAGCGCGGTAAACGCACAGAATGAAGTCCTCGAGGAGGTCATTCGCATGATGAATGAAACCGGGGCTTTTGCGCGAGTGACACGCGGCGCGTTGCCGACCGGGTACGGCATCACCTGTGAGATTGCACCCTCCCGCGTTTCCAACGCCTTTTTGGACAAGGAAACGGTCATCCCGCTTGATGTGACCTTGAACGGCAAACACGCGGACTTGCGGATTGTCACGGAGGCCATGAACAAAATCCACCTATGGCTGACCCGGCGGCGGGTGTACCCGCAGGGTATCGGGTGGCAGATCGTGGATATCCGCAACGGCATGATGCCCGAAGTGATCGGGCGCGAACAAAACAACGAGTGGCTGTTGGCTTCCTCGTTGATTGTACTCTACTACTGGAAAGGGGAGTAACACATGAATCCTGTATGGGCAAATGAGCTTTACATCGGAACCGAGTTTACGCCTGGAAGCGGTGGCGCAGATGGCACTTGGACTTATGCCAAGCTGTGCAAGGGCATTGAGTCTATGGAACTCAGCACCAACGAGCAGAATCAGCAGTACTTCTTCCTGTGCGGTGAGGGCTTTGCCGCCAACGAGACCACGGGCGCGGCTCCGCAGTTGACCTGTTCCGGGCGGCGTATCGTGGGCGATGCCGCGCAGGACTACATTGCAAGCAAGCAGTTTGCGCTTGGAACCGACCGCAAAACCAGCATCAAGGTGATTGCCGAGGGTAAGCAGATCATTTGTGACGCGACCATCGGTGACCTGTCCACGTTTGGCGGTCAGACGCTGGACATTAACCAGTTTAATTGCACTCTGTATTTCAACGGCAAGCCCACCGTGTCGGACGCGACCTAATGTCACATGGGGCGGGGATGTTCCCCGCCCCTTCATCTGCTTTTTAGGGAGGGAGAAAAACAGATGTTCAAGTTTTTCAGAAAGCGCAAATACAATCTTACACTCAACCGGGTGCATGACAGCGTGACCATCAAAGAGGGGACGGACACGCTTGATTTGCGTGTTGAGGGTGACCCTGACAGGATCATCGCGGGGCTGACTACGGCGAACAAGGCGCTCCGGGCAATCAATGACAACAGCACGGAAGAAGAAACCCGGAACGCGGCGCGAATGCTTGCGGCTTGCATTTTCGGCGAGGAACAGGCTGACAAACTGCTTGCTTTTTACCATGAAGACCCCGGCTGTGTGATCAGGGCTTGTTCCCAGTATTTCAGCAAGCGGTTGTCACATCTCATCACGGACGCGCAGAAGAAGCGGCGGGAAGCGGATGAGCGCGAATGAAACTGCAAGACCGTCTCCCGGATTCGGTGAGGATCGGGGGAAAGCGGTACAAGGCGGACTTTGATTTTCGGAATGTCCTGCGGATGATGGATATACTGGGCAACAATAACCTCACAGAGGAAGCGCGGGAATGGTTGGCGGTCAGGTGCATCATGCGGAAGCCTGTGAAAGGTGCGCTTGATGTGATTCGCAAAATGCTTTTCGGTGCTGACAAGGAAGAAGATCAGGATGAGGATGACGGAACCCGGTTGACCAGTTTTGATCAGGATGCCGCCTTGATCAGGGCGGCGTTTTGGCAGACATACCGCATTGATCTATACAAAGATAAACTCCATTGGATGGCGTTTATAGACCTCCTGCGCGGCCTCCCGGAAGGAACGCGGTATATGGAGGTTGTGGGAATCCGGGCTAAACCAATGCCCGCGCCCACGAAATACAACATGGAAGAACGCCAATGGCTACAGAAGGCGAAAGCGCGTTATGCCGTCAAACAGACGGAAGAAGAGACGGCGCGGAACTATGACAAGGGCGTTCAAAGGGTTATCGCGGGCTTAATGGGCATGATTGAGGGGTGAGCGCATGGCAGACGGACAGGTTGTCATTGAGATTACAGCCGATAACAGGCAAGCTGTACAGGCCGCACAGGACACATCAAACAGCATCACAAATTCGTTTGGCGGGATGTTCAAAACCCTTTCGCTGACAGCGGCGGCGGCAACTGTCGGGAAAACCCTGCTTGAGTGGGGCAAGGCCGCTGTGGAGGCCGCTTCCGACTTGCAGGAAGTGCAGAACGTGGTTGATGTCACGTTTGGATCTTCTGCGGGTGAGATTGACAGTTGGGCAAAGAATGCGCGTGACCAATTTGGTTTGACCGAAACACAAGCCAAAAAATTCGCAAGCACCTTGGGTGCTACGATGAAATCAAGCGGCATCACAGGCAATGAAATTGTCAAGATGTCGGAAGACCTGTCCGGGCTTGCCGCTGACATGGCATCGTTTTATAACCTTGATTTTGAGACCGCCTTTCAAAAGATTCGTTCTGGCATTTCGGGCGAAACGGAGCCGCTCAAACAGCTTGGTATCAATATGTCTGTTGCGAATCTTGAGGCTTACGCCTTGACGCAGGGCATCACCAAGGCATTCGACCAGATGAGTCAGGCGGAGCAGACGCAATTGCGCTACCAGTATCTCATGCAAGCGACAGCGGACGCGCAAGGCGATTTTGCACGAACCACAGACGGCTATGCAAACAGTATGCGTACGCTGGAAACCGCGATTAACACAATCAAGACCAAACTGGGCGCGCCGTTTTTGGATGCTGTTGCGGGCGCAACCCGCGTGGTATCGAAGTTCATCAGTCAGATTTTCCCTGATGAAAAGCCAAACACGAAAACCGTGTTTGACGATTTCGATGGCATCGATCAGGAGACACGGGCAAAGCTGGCCGAGACGGAGTCCGCCTATCGTACTGTGATTGCCGCTCTGGACGAACTTGACCGGTTGCAAAGCACCGGCCTGCTGTCCAGCACGACCAACGGCATCAATGACAAGGTCAACGTTTTGGACACAACCACGCGGGAGAACTGGGAGAAGTTCGCGGACGCTTTGGGCAAGGTTGGCCTGCTGAAGGAGGCCGATGTTGCGCGGGTGAAGGAATTGGCCGGTGCCCTGACTGGTGAGGATGTCACGACCAGCAAGGCACAGGCATGGCAAACCATGCTTGATGCGATGGGCAATAACGCGGAGACCATCGGCAAGATGCGCGGCACGAACGCGGAAGAGGCCGCCGATTGGTTGGGCCGCATTGCCACCTCCGCCAACGCCCTTGATGCCGCCGATACCAATGGTTGGGATAAACTGTTCAAGATTTTCGTTGAGGGCTTGCCCGGTCTGGAAAACACAGAGGAAGGCAAGGCTTTCTTTGACGCTATCAAGGGCAATGCCGACAAAGCCGCCGATGGCGCGAACGCCGTGACTGGCAGTACGAACAAGATGGGGGACGCGGCATCTGCGGCGGCGGCAAAGCAGAGTGAATTGCTCAAGATCATTATGGAGCAATCCAAATATTTCCCCGGCTTGAATGACCTGATTGATGCCAACACCGGCGAGATCAAGGGCGGAACGCAAGCCGTGCGAGAGTACATGCGCGAGTGGAAACAAATCCGTGACAATGACATCACCCTGCAAGGATTGCGCCGGAAGTACACCGCCTTGGAGGAAAGCAAGCAAGAAGTCGAGGAGTTGGGCGCGAGTCAAAGGTATACTCCGGCAAACATGGAAGCCCAGGGCATCATCAGAATTTTGCCCGGTGAAACCTACGGGGAGCGAGAGGCCGCATATAAAAAGATCATCGCGGCGGCGCAAAAATACGGTCGGTATGCAGCCGAAAAAGGCTTGAAGCGAGGCGATGCAGAACTGCAAATGGGCGTTGCCTTGCTGGGCGTGGGAGAAGGGTCTCCGTTCAGTCAAGAGGACAAGCGCTATGGGCTTGGAGCTTTATACGATTATGATCATCCAGAGTTGGCCAAGGAATATCATGACGCCGCACTTGCCGCATATGACCTTGCTGTGAAAACGGACGCTGTCGAGAAGGCGACAAAATCATTAGAAAAAGATGCGGAAGCCGCAGGTCGCACGATGGATGACTTGAGCGGCGCGGCCGAAGAAGCCGCAGAAGACGCGAAAGAAGCCGTGGAGCAGGAAAAAGAGGCCATGAGGGAACTGCTGAAAAATGCCGAGGATGCCGCGCAAGCCGTGATTGACTACTACAACCAAGTGCGCCAGAGCGTTTCACAGTCTGTCGGCAATGTTATTGGTGGTTTTCACGAAGCCATTACAAAGAGCGACGAAGAGTTAAGGGAACTGGAAAAGAGCAAGGAAAAACTTGACGCAGAGATTAGGGCAGAAACAAACAAACAAGAAAAAGACAAGAAGATCAAGAAGTTGCAGGAAGTCGAAATCAAGATTGAAACGATTTCCGGGGAGCGTCCATCCGCTCAGAAGATGATCAACAATCTTCAGTCGCAACTCAATTACATGGCTGAATATCAGGAACTAATGGCTGGCGCAAAGGCAAAAGGCGTTAGTGATGATGTTCTGGCACAGCTTGCGGACGGCAGTACCGAAAGCATGGAATACCTCCGCGCATTATCTCAGGCTAGCGATGGTCAGGTTGCGGACATCAACAGACTGTACAAGGAAGTCGGTGATCAGAAACAGGGTTTTGTTGATAACCTGACTGAACAGAAGTTGGCTGTGGATGATGTTTGGAACGGCCTTGTCAATGACGCGTCTACTGCGCTGACCGCGCTTGCACAGAAGGATGAGGAAGCGTTCAACACAGCGGATGGCCTGATTTCCAACTTCATTAACGGCTTACGCGCACACCAACCCGATCTCAACAAAGAGATTATGAGTATCACGACCAAAATCGGATACCTCGCCTCTATGGGTAAGGGTTTCAACTTCCAGTTTGGCGTTAACGGCGTTCCTGCTATCAGGCTGTTGCCAAAGCACAAGAACGGCCTTGATTACGTTCCTTTTGACGGCTATACCGCACAGCTTCATGAGGGGGAAAGCATCCTCACGAAAGAGGAAGCGCGGATTTGGCGCGGGTACATGGAGGGAAACAGCAATTTCCTAAGCGGCGCGATTTGGAACAACGCGCCTGACATGGGCGGCAATGTGTATCTTGACGGTCAGATTGTTGGCAACCTCATCTCTGCGCGTCAGGGCAAGCAGTTCAGACGGCTTGAAAGGAGTGGATGGCGCGGATGATCCAGTTTAACGGCATCGCGATGGATGAGGCCGCGAATGTCAAAATCGTTGACATCCTCATCTCCCCTATGCAAGTCCGGGAAACCGTGCGGGAGCGCGTGTTGAGGAGCGGCGCGGACTTTGTGCGCGTCACAGGCGGCACACGCACAGTCATGGTCACATTCGCCCTACTGGACAATGACCGTGAACGGCGGCAGGAGGCATTGCTTGCGCTGAATGCGTGGGCAACCTCCGACAAGCCGGGGCGGTTGGTGTTCCGTGACCATCCGGGGCGGTATCTGACAGGCATCTGCACAGGATACCCGGAGCCGTCCATGCGGCAATGGTGGGAGACGCTCCAATATACATGGACTTGCTATGATCCGTATTGGTACGCCATGACGGAAAAGGTTGTGGACTGCGGGACGGCATTCAAGGCTTTAGGGAGTGCCGTCCCCTATGTCCGCATCACCGACACGGTCAGCACGGCTGGAAGTCGAACATACACGGACGGAACCGACAGCATGACCTTTGCCAATGTCCCGACCGGGGAACTGGAGATTGACCTTGAGCGGCAGACGGCATCCGTGGACAACACAAGCATCATGCAGGGCTTCGCGTTCGCGTCAACCTTCCTGCAACCGAAAAAGGCCATGACCATCAGCGGAACCGGGAAGGTGCGCTATACTGAGAGGTGGGTGTAATGCAGTTTTACTTTTTTGACATGGCAGACCACCTGCTTTTTGTGC